CGTCGTACATACACTGACATCATGCGCAACATTCTGTGCTCGGCGCCTGGAGGAGTCATGAAGTAGCAGCTCGTTGGCCGTAGCTACGTTGTAGCTACAAAACAATCCGAGTAGTCGCCGCGCCTTATACCCGCAGCCCATCCCTCGAAAATGGTTTCGAGAGCTGGGCTTTTTTGTTTTCTCCCGCCGGAGGCTTCATGCGAACCCGCACCGCAGTACTCTCACTCCTCTTGCTTTCGATCGCCCCGATCGCGATAGGTCCGCCCGGGGCGATCGCCATGCCGGCAAGCCAGGCGCCCGAGTCCGACACCGTCGATAGTATCAGGCCGGGCGCACCAGGCACGGTCGACCTGAAGGTGCACCCTGTCTTTCTCCTGCGAACGGCGAGGCCCACGCTTATTCGACTCACGCGCTTCGACTCGGCCGGCCACGAATTGATGAGGATCGAGATTCGATCCCTGCCGAATCCGGCCAGGCCACCCCGACCCGCGGGAGCGCATTACCAGCGCGCGTTCTTCCATCCCAACCCGGTGTGCGATATTCCCGAGCTGAATCGCCAGGCGAACGTGCTCGGCCGTCTCTACTTCGAGCATTGCGAGACCTGGGATCCGGTGCCGGCAACTTTGCTGCACGTCGCGCCGGTCGGCGTCGACCCGCGGAACTACACCGAACGCCCGGCGTACAAACCGCTGTCGTTCCTCCGCTTGCCGGCATCCCATCGCAAGCACCACGAACGACTTAGTTCGGCATTGCGCGTGTCAGTGGCCGTAGGTACACTCCACAGTACGGGCCGATTTAAGCGAAGTTAGGCCCGCAAGACAATCCAGCAGGGCCTAGCCGCCCCGCTATCCCGTTACACGGATGGCGCCATCGATCTCGGGTTCAGTCCCGGGATGATGGCGCCTTTTCTTTTTACCCGGATCTCAGTGGCCGAATCGTACACGGTACAACTGGAGAGAGTGCAGGCCGCGATCGGCGCCATCGAGAGCGGCAACCAGTCGTACTCGATTCTCGGCCGCTCTTTCACAAAGGCGGATCTCCAGACGCTGTACGATCGCGAGGCGTTCCTTCGAACCAAGGTGGCGAAGGAAGCACGCGGTGGAATGCGCGTGGCGAGAGGAATCCCGTTGTGAGCCGCATCCATGTCGAACGGTCGCTGCTCGATCGAGCAATCGGTACGATCTCGCCCGGCGCCGAGCTAAGGCGCTACGAAGCCCGGGTAAAGCTCGAGGCGGCGTCCCGGTTCTTCGGCCGCGGCGGCTACGACGGCGGCAAGAGCGATCGCCCCGCACTCCGCGAATACCGGCCGATGAGTGGAGACGCCGACGACGCTATCTCCGCGGATCTGCCGTCGCTCCGCGATCGCGCCCAGGACCTGGCACGCAACAACGGAATCGTAGCGGGCGCTCTTTCGACTCACGCAATGAGCATCGTCGGGCCCGGCCTCGTTCCGCACCCGCGCATCGATCGAGATCTCCTCGGCTTGAGCGAAGCACAGGCAGAAGCGTGGCAGCTCCAGGCCGAGCGAATCTTCTGGGCGTGGGGTGGCACCACCAGCTGCGATCTGACTCGTCGCGCAAACTTCCTCGCGTTGACGAGCCTGGTCGTCCGCTCATGGTTCGAGAGCGGTGACCTCATTGCCATCCGTCGGTTCAAGGCGCGCAAGGGAGATCTCCTGGCGCTCAAGATCCAGCTCGTCGAAGCGGGCCGGGTGAGCAATCCGGACTACCGGCAGAACACCGATCGGCTGATCGATGGCGTCGAGATCGATGACGATGGAGCCGAGGTCGCCATTCACGTCGCCGATCGCTACCCCGTGGGTGGGTATGGAATGTCGGGCCCCGCAGTGTGGAAGCGAGTCGACGTCTACGGCGCCGACTCGGGTCTCCGGCAGGTGCTTCACATCTACAAGCAGGATCGCCCCGGTCAGACGCGCGGCGTTCCGATCTTCGCGCCCGTCATCGAGACTCTCAAGCAGCTCAGTCGACTGTCCGAAGCCGAGCTCATGGCGTCGGTCATCAATGCTTTCTTCACCGTCTTCATCAAGAGTGACACGGGTGACGACTCGGACATGGTCGCCGATATGGGGACTCCGGGAACGCAGCCGGTCACTCCCGCCGGCAGCTCCGTCTCCGACATTCGCCTCGGCAGCGGCTCGATCGTCGGTCTCGGGAAGGGCGAGAGCATCGAGGCCGCGGATCCGAAACGGCCCAACGCGAACTTCGATCCGTTCTTCAGGTCGTTCCTGAGTCAGGTCGGCGTCGCGGTCGATCTGCCGCACGAGCTCCTGATCAAGCACTTCACCGCGAGCTACTCGGCGTCGCGCGGCGCGATCCTCGAGGCCTGGCGCGGCTTCAACACTCGCCGCTCCTGGCTGATCGATCTCTTCTGCCAGCCCGCCTACGAATGGATGATCGGCGAGGCTGTCGCCCGCGGTTATCTCTCGGCGCCGGGATTCTTCGAGAATCCGCTGGTTCGCGCCGCCTGGTGCGAGGCGCAGTGGACCGGGCCCACGCAGGGCCAGCTCGATCCGCTCAGCGAGATGAACGCGCTCGAGAAGTCGATCGACCTTCGTCTCCGAAGCCGCCAGGAGATCGCGACCGAGCAGTACGGCACCGACTGGAACCGGACCGTCGCGCAGCTGGGCAAGGAGCGTAAGACTCTCGAGGAGCTCGGGCTCGATTCAGAAGACGTCTCGCAGCGTTTCGGCGCAGTGCTCCCACCCGGGCAGGCCGCGCCGGCGGCGAACCCGGCCGGATCCGGCAACGACGACGTCGACCAGAAGGACCGCGAGGAGATGGAGCAAGGCCAGGCCGAGCAGCTGCGCGTCGTCCTCGAGTCGATCGCTGCCATCCCTGCTGCCCTTGCCTCACTCCAGCTGCCGACGCCGCACGTCACGATCCCGGCTGGCGCGATCCAGGTGAGTGTCACCGCTCCCGAGCGCGCCCCGATGCGCAGGGTCGCCACGATGCCCGATGGGCGAACCATCACCCTTGAAGAGAGGCCCGTCAGCTAATGGCAATGAACGCATCCGACGGAGCCGCGCACGGAATTCTCGCCAGCGGCGTTGAAGTCACATTCCCCGAGGGATCGGTCCTCGAGCTCCGGACCGGAGCGCGCCCCGCCGACGCGCACCAGGTTGCGACGGGAACGCTCCTCGTTGCGATCGCGGCGCCGGCGGATCCGTGGGGCGCCCCAGCGAGCCGGAAGGTGTCGAAAAACGGGACCTGGTCGGACGACGGAGTCGACGCCGGCGACATCGGCTGGGCGCGGCTCAAGCAGGCGGGCGATGCGGGTACGCTCAACACCACCGACGAGCGCTGTGACTTCACGGTCACCGCGGTGGGCGGCGGCGGCGATATCGAAGTCGACAACGTGAACGTCGCGGTGGACCAGCCGGTCACCGTGACCGATCTCTTCATAGGCGCCTGATGTTCGCGAACTGCAAAGCGCGGCGGCGCTCGGGGCTCTGGGTCGAGGAGCGATACGGCGAAGAAGTCTCGCCCGCGCTCCGTCGCTACATGGCCGCCCAAATGCTCCTCGCGAACGGAAGCTTTGATACGTCGGAAGGCGAGACCGCCGCGTCTCACACGCCGACGGGGGGAGCCGAGCACCAGGTTGTCATGGTGGCTCACGCGTCGGGCCACATCAAAGGGACCATCCCCACCTACTCATGGTGGAGAGCATACGCGGCGGGCGCTCAGAACCAGCGCTCGCTGGACATTTTCAACGCGTCTGGCTCGGGCGTCGTCGTAAAGCTTCGAAAACTCTTCGTCCACCACAATCAGGCCGCCGTCACCGGCGTGCCGATCCTCTTCGATTTCATTCACACGACGGCAGTGGGGACCGGCGGCACCGTAATCACGGGCCGTCTGCAGGATTCCGACGATGCAGCGATCCCGGCGCAGGTCACCGCCCGATTCAACGCAACCGGCGGCGCGACGGAATCCTACGTGCGGTTCGGCTTCGCCGTCGACACCGAAGAAACGAGGCCGGCGACCAGCATCGCTCCGATGATCAACTGGCTCCCCGAAGGCGACGACATCGGGGACATCGCGTTGCACGAGGGAGAGGGCGCTCTCGTCAAGCACATCACGAACTCCACGGTTGGCGTGTTCGGGATATATCTCGTCGCCTCGATACTGCCGGCATGAGCGTCATCCTCCTTTTCAGCCGCGCGGCATCGTCTGACCCCGAGAGAACCCTCGAGGGCGGCGGCAGCCTCACGCTTGTCGGTGGCGGTGAGATCTCAGCGGGGATCAGAGCTGCAGGTGGCGGTACCCTGGTGCTTGCGGGCAGCGGGGAGATCTCCGCGGTAATTCGCGCCACCGGAGGTGGGACGCTCGCGCTCACTGGAGGCGGCGAACTGTCTGCGATCGAGAGCCTCGAGCTCGCCGGCGGCGGCTCGATGGTTCTCATCGGAGGCGGTGCCGGCTCGGCCGATGTCTGCGTTGAAGGGGGCGGTCAGTTCGCAATCTTCGGGGGCGGATCGCTCGACCAGATCGCGGCACCAGCCGAGCCCGCGCAATCAGGCGGCGGTCTAGGCAACGGCCGCACGCGACCGATCCAGTTCCCGCGCTCCTACTCGCCCTTCATCCCTCTCCCTCGAGACCCCGCTCAGGTCAGCGGCGGATCCCTCCTCGAGCTCGTGGGCGGCGGTCGCGTGCGCATTACGCAGCACCAGCAGCCCGCCAAGGATCTGCAGGGCCCCACTCCCCGCACGCGCAGTTACAGCGACGTCGAGGAAACCGCACTCGCACTCCTGATGGTGGCCTGAGATGAAATACAAGCGAAGCCCCATGCCACGCACCCGCGCGCGCGAAGCGAAGAACGTGATCGCCGCGCTCCACGCTGCGCACTGGGCGATTCTGCCGGAGTCGCTCAAGCAGATGATGGAGATCGCTGCCCGGTCGATCGAGGTGCCGATCAATACTATCGAGGCGCTCGAGGCCAAGCTCGGCAAGCCAGTGAACGCCGACGAGCTGATGACCGTGCGGGACCGCGTTGCGACGATTCCCGTCTCGGGCCCGCTGTTCCGTTACGCGAACCTGTTCACGTTGATCAGCGGCGCGACGGCCTACGCCACGCTAGCCACGGATCTCCAGCAGGCGCTCGACGATCCGAACGTCAACGCGATCATTCTCGCGATCGACAGCCCGGGCGGCGAAGTAAACGGAAACGCCGAGCTCTCGCAGATGATCTACGACGCGCGCGGAAAGAAACCGATCGTCGCCTACATCTCACACCTGGGCGCGTCGGCCGCGTATTGGCTGGCTTCAGCCGCCGATGAGATCGTCGTGTCACCGACGTCGATAGTGGGCGCGATCGGAGCGGTGCTCTCTATTTCCGATCGGAGCGCGCAGGATGCGGCACGCGGAGTCAGGACGATCGAGATCGTCTCGAGTCAGAGCCCGAAGAAGCGGCTCGCGCCGACTTCGACCGAAGGCCAGGCCGAGCTCCAGATCCTCGTCGACAACATGGCCACGGTCTTCATCGAGACGGTGGCGCGGAACCGCGGAGTGACTGTCGACGTCGTCGCGGCCGACTTCGGGCAGGGCGGCGTCTTCGTAGGCGAGACCGCGGTCGCGCCAGGCCTCGTCGATCGGCTCGGAAGCTACGAGCAGATCCACGCCGAGCTCGCGTCCGGTACCTACGCCCGGCCAACGCGCGCAGCTGCGCGCAGATCAACGACCACATCACAGGAGTCAGACATGCGGGTCCAAGTCTCTGCAGCAGCCCTTGCAGCCGCCACCGCGGCAGCCATAAACCCGGCACTGGCAACGGGAGTTGCCGCAGCCGAAGGCGACGTGTGCGAGTGCGGACACCCGCAGTCGAATCACGCCGACGGCTCTGGAGCCTGTTCGGCCGAAACCGAGCCGGGGAAGGCCTGCAGCTGCGTCAAGTACGCTGCCAAGCCCGCCGAGGCGAGCGCGCCGAATCCGGCAGCTGCCGCGACTGAGCCCGCCCAGCCCGAAGCGCCGGCCGCGGTACCGGACGCCACCGGCGCCGACGCCCCATCTCCCGAAGCATTGGCGGCGACTGCCGAGCGCGAGCGGATCCTGGCGATCGAAGCACTGGGACGCCCGGGCGAGGAGACGATCATCGCCGAGTGCAAGCGCGATCCGAACTGCACGCCGGCGATGGCCGCGCTCAGGCTCCGCCAGGCGGATGGTGTCGTTCGTTCCAACCGTCTCACCTCGCTCCAGAAGGACGACACGCAGCTCGAAGCACCCGGTCCGGTCTCTCCCGAGGCGACGGACCAGACAAGCGCTGGCGCGGTGGCGCGAAGAATCATCGCCGTGCACGAACAGGTCACATCCCCCAACAAGAGGTAAGTCATGCCTGCCAGCTCTACTCTCACTCCGTACTCGCCCGACAAGCTGATCGCAGGCGAGACCATCCTGCATCACGAGAAGATCACTCTCGTGACGCCCGAGAATCGCGCACGTGCGTCGCTCCTCGGAAAGATCAGCATCGGTGCCGCGGTGGCCGCCGCGATCGCCGGCAACACCGGCAACGGCGTATTCGGCGCCGTCACCACCGGCGCGGACGCCAAGGTAGGCGTCTACAAGGTGATCTTCATCGAGCCCGGCGCGAACGTCGGCACGTTCATCGTCGAAGATCCCGATGGCATCATCCTCGGAAAAGGTGTTGTCGCCGTGGCCTTCGCCGGCGCCATCAACTTCACGATCGCCGATGGCGCGGCCGACTTTGTTGCCGGCGACGGCTTCACGGTCACCGTCGCCGAAGGGTCCGGCAAGTACAAGCTGTCCGCGGCCGCCGCCACGGATGGCTCGCAGCGCCCGCTCGCTATCCTCGCCGAGGATGCCGATGCGACCGCGGCGGACGTGGAGGCGCTGGTGTACACGACCGGCGACTTCAACGAGGACGCCCTAGTGCTCGGCGTGGGTCACACCGTCGCCAGCGTCCGCGAGGCACTTCGCGCCCGCGGGATCTTCCTCATCTCGGTTCAGGGAGCCTAACCGAACATGCCTTCCACTTACTCAACAGACACGCTGGTTGGCGTGATCGCGGATCTGAAGCGGGCGCCCAAGTGGCTGCTCGACAGATTCTTCACCAAGGTCAGCCAGGACGAGTCCGAGGAGATCCACTTCGACGTGATCCTCGGCAAGCGGCGAATCGCGCCCTTTTGCTCGCCCCTCGTCGCGGGCAAAGTCGTACAGAGCAAGGGTCGCGAGGTCCGGAGCTTCAGGCCGGCCTACGTGAAGGACAAGCGCCGCTTCAACCCCAGCGAGGCTTTCAAGAGATCGGTGGGCGAGAAGATCGGTGGATCCCTCTCTGCCACGCAGCGCCGCGATGCGTACCTCGCGGCCGAGCTCGCCGACCAGATCGACATGCTTGATCGGCGCATGGAGGTCATGGCCTCCGAAGCGATCCGTACCGGCATGTGCACGGTCGAGGGCGAGGACTATCCGACGCAGGTGGTCGATTTCCGGAGAGCGGCTGCGCTCACGCCGGCGGCGCTCGCCGGCACGGCGCGGTGGGGGCAGGCGGATGACAACCCGCTCAAGAACCTGAAGGACTGGAAGCTCCTGGTCCTGAAGGAGAGCGGCGTCGCTCCGGTCGACGTGATCATGGGCGTCGATGCATACGAGGAGTTCTCGAGCGACACCAAGGTCGAGAAGCGCCTCGACACCCGGAACATCACCAACGCCTCGCTCGCCGGCGGTACGATCGCCGGAGAAGGCGGGACGTTCATGGGGACGATCGACGGGTTCAACATCTTCGCCTACGGCGGCTGGTACGTCGATCCGCTCGACGGGGTCGAGAAGGAAATCTTCCCGGCCGGCCAGATCGCCATGACGAGCCCGCTCGTCGAGGGCGTTCGCGCTCACGGCGCGATCGTCGACGCCGACTGCCTCCAGGCCCTGCCCTACTTCCCGAAGATGTGGAAGGAGAACGATCCGGGAGTCGAGTGGCTGATGCTTCAGTCTTCACCGCTAACTGTGCCGTCCCGTCCGGACGCCACGCTCGGCGTGCAGGTGCTCGGATAACCACGCGGAGCCCAAGGGTGGTGGAGCTCACCGCTCCATCACCCGGGCTTCACGCGGCGCTGTTGTAGCAAGATCGCAAAACATTGGAGGTCGTTTGCACCCGACTGTCGCAGCAGATCTGGAAGGCGCGTTCGAGGATCCGTTCGCTACGGTTGCCGTCAGCATCGGCGCCGTGTCGACGCGCGGATTCGAGAACCTGGCGGATCAGACTGTCAGCGACGAATACGGGGAGAGCGGCCAGAAGAAAGTCCGGGTGATCTCCATTCGGACCGGAACGCTGGGCGCGGGCCTGGTCGAGGAGGCAACGATGGTCGTGGAAGGTGTGAACAGACAGGTGCGCGAGATCGCGCTGGCCGACGACGGGCTGGTACAGCACGTCGTGGTGGCGGGCTAATGCACCTCGAGGGAATTCGCATCGTCGCCGACTGGCTCAAGATCGCCGACCACGGCGTGAACGCGCTCCTGCCGAGCGTGCCTCGTGACGTCGGCGACGGCTTGCCGGCGGATGTCGCGGTTCTCGATGAGAGCAGGACCGGGTGGCTCGCCCGTCACAAGGCGCCGAATGGCGCCTGCAAGGATGGTCCGCTGCTCTGCGTCAGCGTGCTCGACCAGGCGACGATCGAGTCGAATCCCCAGCTGGGCGTTCAGCACTGGACCGACGGCGGCCTTCCAGTCGTGGTTCGGTATTTCGGCGAGAACCTGGATTCAGCCGAGGGCTACTGCGATGCGGCGTACACGCTTCGCGCTGCCAAGAGCTCGCTTCTGTTGCTGGCGAGACACGAGAACCTCGCCTCGAGGACGCGAAATCTGGTCCGCGTAGTCCGGATCGAAGGCTTCAGCATCGCGCCGATGAGAGAAGAGTTCGAAGACGTGAAGGTGTGGGGCGGAATGGCAGTCAGCCTCGCAATGCAAGACGTAATCGCAACGCCATCCTAAACGGAGAGTAGAGAACTATGTCAGAAGCATATACGCCGGCGGGTGGCGTTGGGACTGCGGTCAAGAGAGCGACAGTGGGCGAAGCGGCGACCGGGACGCACGGCGACGAGTTCATGCGGCAGAACCCGACGACTATCGCCGACAAGATCCGCTTCCTCAAGGACAGCGGGCATCTGCAGTTCCCGGCGGCCGCGATTGCTGACGCGGACGCGAACGTACTCGACGACTACGAGGAAGGAACGTTCACCCCCATTGTTCTCCTTGGCGGGGCCAATGTCGGCATGACCTTCACAAGCCAAGTCGGCACATATACGAAGGTCGGCAATCGAGTCTATTTCCAACTCTACATACTGCTCTCGGCGAAAGGCAGTTCAGTCGGCGGTCTGCAGGTCGCTGGCTTGCCCTTCGTCTCCAACGGCGGTTCAAATAGAATCCCCGCGGTCGCGATCTGGGCCGACACGCTGGCCGCAGTCGTGGGGAGCATCAAGGGATATGTGCAAGCTGGAACCACCCAAATAGTAGTGCTGATAGCGACCAATGGCAGCCTGTCGGCAGCAGCGAACACGAACCTAAACAACACCTCAGCGTGCTGTGTCGCCGGGCACTACGATGTCTAATTTCCCCGGTTCTCTACCTATGCGAGGACGTACAAATGGTGCTTACTGAAGCTTCCACGGTTGACGCGATAACTGTGAAGGAGACCGGTCATGTGGAGGTCCGTAGAGCCACTCGGATCCTGCGTGATGGAGAGGAGGTGGCGAAGACGTATCACCGCCATGTCCTGTCGCCTGGCGATGACTTGCGCGGACAAGACGAGCGCGTGGTCACGATAGCAGAGGTCGCATGGACCCCAGAAGTAGTTACAGCTCACGAGGAGCGCGTCTCGAAAGAGAACGCTCGCATGGAAGCACGCGCCGCAAAAAGCGCAGGTCAGGAATCAAACGAGGTGAAGACCGATGCCTAGTGCTTACTCAGCAGCGGGACTCCCAGCCGACTGCCTACTCGACTCGGGACTTCTGCTCATCAATTCCGACACTCCGTTCGGCGTCTCGATGGGGGACCTCGGGTTCGATCCGCGAAAGGAGATCCGCCAGATCGACTTCGACGGCAAGCGATCCGACATCGTAGGCCTCGATCGCATCGTCGGCTTCCAGCCGGCGATCTCCGGCAGCCTGAAGGAGATGAACGCCACCAAGCTCACCTCCTTCTACGAGCCGGGGTCGACGTCGGCGGAAGCCGGCGGCGTCACGACCATCACGCCGCGGAAAGCGGGTGTGCTCCTGGTCGCCGGTAACTACCTGACGGATGTCCGTCTCGTGTATCCGCGCGGATCCGGCGGTTACGCGTGGATCCGATTCCCGAAGGGGCTCTGCATCAAGTACGACGTGAAGGGCAAGGACAAAGAAGAGGCGATCATGGCGATCGAGATCGTGGCCAGGCTCGACATGGCCGTCGCCGCGGACACGGACGTCGCGCCCTACGTGATCGAGCTCGCGGCCGCGCTCTAGCCAAGACGCGTGCCGAATCTATTCGGGAATCTTCCGGCCGACACACTCCTCGATTCAGGAATCCTGTATCGGGGAGACGTGCCGTTCGCGGTGTCGCGCGGCGGCCTGACTGGCACCGTCGAGGTCGAGTGGCACACGATCGACTTCGACGGCAAGCGATCGGATATCGTCGGCCTCGACCGTAAGACCGGCGTCGTCGCCCGGATCTCGGGGAGCTTCCTCGAGTTCGGTCCGGAGGACATCCAGGTCTTCGAGGCGCAGGGCACCGGCGCGCTATCTGCCGGATCCGGCGCCCCATCGCTCACCGTCGCCGCGGCCGCGGCTCTGTCGGTAGCCGCGGCGGCCGGCCTCACCTCGAGCGCGATCGGAGTGCCCGACGGCGCCGGCGTGCTCTTCTCGCGCGGCCGCTACACCGACGACCTCCGGCTCCGCTTCCTCCGCGGCGGCGGCGGCGACGTTCGCTTCATCTTCCCAGTCGCGCTCTGCGACAAGTGGGACCTAAAGGGAAAGGACAAGTCGGAGGCCGAGATCTCCGCACAGTTCACCGCGCGGCTCGACTACGCCACCACGCCCGACACAGATGCCATGCCGTACATACAGGAGATCAGAGATGCTTGAAAAGAAAACGCCGGTCAAGATCGCGAGCCTCGCTCGCGTGATCGCGCCGCCGGAAGAGGTCGAGCTGCCCGATGGCACGATCGTCCCGGTCCGGCCGTTCGATGCGCTCGGGTACGAGCTATTCATCGCGATCGAGGCAGACCCCGCGGGAATGGGCGACAAGGTCTGGGATCTCACTCACCTCGCCATCCCGAAGGATGCGAGAGATGCGGCCGGCAACCCGCTCACCGCCGAGCAGCTGGTGGAGAGGATCAAAGGTCTCACGCCGGTCGAATGCAGGGTGATCGTGGAAGTCGCGGCCGGGCGCATCAACGAGGTGAAGGCGCTGGCGGATGCGATCCTGGGAAACGCCCCAGCTCCGACGACAGCGGAGCCAGAAACCCAGAGATCGCCGATACTGTCGGATTCATCTGCGTCGGGGTCGCCCAAGATCTCGGACGCCCAGTCGATGAGATCGCTCTAGCGCCGTTCCACCTCACTCTCTACACGCACTACCACCTCGATCAGCACAAGTGGCTCGACGGCCTGAGGCGGGACGCGGAGGGACTACAGACGGCCAAGCGCGCGGCGATCGCGTTTCACCAGCCGCGCGATCTCGAAGACGAGCGGATGGATCTGCTGGACAGAATGGGTGCCCTGCCCACTCGCTCCGATGCGATGGAGCGCGGGCTCAAGGTGCTGGCGGACTTGAAGAAGATCGACGAGCGGCGCGAGGCGGCGATCAGTGAGAACGTCGGGAGCGTGAATGCTGGAATAACCGAGGTGGCAAGTGGCCAGGACTAACGTCTCGAGCATAGCGGTACAGCTGGAAGCGATCGGCCTGGACAAGGTCCGGTCCGCGCTGCGTCAGCTCGAGGGCGACGCCACCCGGAGCTCCGGCTCTGTTCAGAACAACTACGGCCGCGCCGCGCGGAACCTCGCCGTCGTCGGCAACACAGCGGCTCGCGCCGGCTCGATCGGTGGCAGCGGCATGGCCAAGATCCTCACGATCGGTGGGGACATGGCGTTCATGTTCGGGCCCCACGGCGCGATCATCGGCGCGTTTGCCGTCACCGGACTCGCGATCTGGAACCACTTCGATCGCATCGGCAAAAAGCTCGAAGAGACGGCGAAGAAGGCGCGCGCTGAGATGGCCTCACTCAGGAAAGCATCCGCCGAGACCCTGGCCGAGCGAATCAACGAGTTAGTGCGAGGAGATCCGGGGGCCGAAGACCCACTCGCCACGGAATGGAAGGCGACGCTCGAGCAGCGTCGCACGGCACTCGAGACGAAACGGGATGGCCTGAAGCCAGGGACCGCGAATGCGCCCCTGTTCCGCTATCCCAAAATGAAGAAGGACATCCAAGACGAGATCGATCTACTGACCAATGAGATCGATCGGCGGGAAGACCTGCTCGCACGACTCAGAGTGCTCATCGAGAAAAGGGGACAGCTCGAGGCCGAGGAGGTGATGCGCGAGGGTAAAAAAGGGTGGGCGGACAAAGCCAAGTCCGACGCGGAAAAGGTGCAGGACGCTTTCGACAAGCAGATCGACACTTTGGCTGATGGCGTCTCCATGAATATCCGCAGGGCGGAATCGCTTGAGGATCTTCGCGGCCTTGAGGTCTCTTTGACCAAGGCGACTAACGATTCGACTGCGAGCATCGAGGCACAAGTACGCGCCGCATTACGTCTAGACAAAGTCCAGAAGGCCCTGGCGCAGACGTTCTACGTTCCAATAAAAAATGCCGGGGAAGCGGTCGGAATTACACCGTCCGGAGATACCGCGAGAGACGCGCGCCAGGCTGCCTTCGGTGGTCCGATGGCCACGGTCAAGACTGCCGCCCACGACGATCAGCTGCGGCAGGCAAGCGTCGAGGCGCAGATGCGTTTCGGCCAGGAGTTCGCAGCGGTGCAGGAATCGATCAACTCCACGGTCCGGACCGGCTTCGCCACCACGCTCGGCGATGCGATCTACCAGGGCTTTCGCGCCGGGTTCAGCGGGAAAGGAATCGGCGGGGTGATCAAGTCGTTCGGCAAGACGGTTCTCTCGGGCGTGGGCGGCATCTTCACGCAGCTCGGGCAAACATACCTGATGTACGGGAGCATCATGCAGTCCTTGGCCGCACTGCTGCCGAATCCCTTCACCGCGGGCTACGCCGGCCTCGCGATCGGAGCCGCACTCGTCGCGATGGGCGCGGCACTGGGAGCAGTCGCCGAGGGCGGCGGCGGCGGCCGCGGAGCTCCCTCTCCCGGGTCGTTCAACCCGCGCGTTGACGACGTCACGCGGATACGCCTCACGGCTACGAGCGTCGCCGACCAGGCGCGGTACGAGGCGAAAGCGCCGGTCCACTTCACCATCATCGGGCCCAACGATGCGGCTGCTTTCCGCCAGATCCGGCAGGGCCTCGATCTCCACGACCGGCGCTGATGGCGAACATCGCCTTCACCGACGCGATCGGCGCAGCAACTCTGACCAACGGGAAGCCGGCGCCGGGTGATCGATTCTCGAGCTGGAATCCGTCATCGCCGCCGGTCGGCGTCGACGAGGAGGCGGTTGGGACAGGCTTGCTCCACACCTTCACCTTCCGCGACGACTACCTCGTGTCGTTCGAGCTCAAGCAGATACCGCGGACCGAGCAGGCGATCATGCTGCGCCTGCAGCGGCATCTGAGGAAGGGCGGCCTCGTCGCGGTGAACACTCAGGACGCAGCCAATCGTTCCTATCCGACGTGCTGCCTGGTGAAAGGGACGAACCCGGAACCCAAGCTCGCCGACACGAAGAACATCGAGTACTCAATGGCGTTCATGCTCAGGAACGTCGCTGCCGTGCCGGCAGACTTCATCTGCATCTACTGACCGCCGGCCGTGCCTGACGCGCCTACGTACTTCAAGCTCGTCATCCGGAACGTCGCCGACACGGCGGACCTGCTCGTGCTCACGAGCGTGCCGGGAGGAACGAACCCGTACATCCTCAAGCCGTTCAAGGGAGACGGCCGGTCGTTCGATCCACTTACAGGCGAAGTCACTTCGGGCAGCTACAACGTCGAAGCCATCGACGCGCTGACCGCTCCCAACACCCGCGTCGTCACCGCGAACCTGGCGGACGCCGGCGCGCGCCAGCAGCTGCTCTCGAGGAAGGCCTTCGGCTACACGTCGGTCGACGGCGCGGTGTGGGATCCCCAGTTCGCCGGCTACGTCAATGCCGTCCGCATGGTGACGCCGCTGGTGTTCGATTTCTCGATCGGTGAGACGCGGCGGATCTCGACCAATCACGAGGTCTTCAAGAGCATCGTGCTTACCCGGGATGCGGAGGGAAGGCCGAAGACATTCTCCCAGTTCGACAAGGTCACGTGCGTCGTCGGCGGGCCGATCCGGGGCGGCTGGCTGTCGGCCCGCGACCACGGCGGCTGGCGATTTAGGGTGAGCAGAGTCAGCAGCTCGCCGAAGTACGTGGAGCTCGAGCTACGGAGCGGCTTCGATCCGCAGCGACCCGAGCTCGGCAAGATGTCCTGGACCTCCGCTAACATCGAGAACATCCTCTGGGAGCGCGTCAGGGCGTTCTGGCGCGAGTCCCCGAGATGGAAGGCGGCGGGAATAGTCGGCCATTTCCCACACATGCTGTACCGCGTCCAGACGCCCGCGGGCGCTCATGTCGGGAACTTCACTCCGCTCTCGGTCGTACCTCCGAAGTCGGGGGGCGGGACGTATCGGAACTTTATCATCAACTCGCGCATTTACATGGATTGGACCGGGGATCTGCCGGCGGCCGGATCGCTGTACGACGTCTACATGTTCCCGACGGAAATCAGCAAGGAGAACCCGCTTCACATCCTGGAGCACCCTGTTGACCTGAGACAGAAGCTCTGGGACGAAGCGAACATCGCCTATGACGCGAGCGTGCTCGCCGGCGTGCGCGCGGCGATCGGCGACGAGCTAATCCTCGCGCTTCGGCTCGAGGAGAGCCCGGGCAAGCTCAAGGATTTCGAGACCGTGCTGAACGGTCTGTTCGGCATGGCGACGCGGTCCGACGGCCAGGGGAGCGAGGTCCTCTTCAATCACCGGATAAAGCTGGCGGCGGCGCCGGCGACGACGCTCACGGTGAACGACCTGCGCAGCTGGAGCGGCACTGCGTTCGAGATCGACGAGTCGACGGTCTGCAACAAGGTGACGATCAGGCAGAAGCGGCTGATTCTGCGAACGAAGGACGACGAGCCGACCGTCGACGGGTTCATAGCGGTCAACGAATCCGTCGAAGTCGAGAATGACGAGTCCGACGCCGTGACTTACGGGGAAAACGAGCAGGTCTACGACCTGCCCGGGCAGATCCTGAACGCCAAAGCGCAGCAGGACTTCGATCTCGAGAAGTACACCCTGGGCGTCGCCCGCGAGATCTTCGACCGCTACGGCCGTGGCGCAATCGGCGGCGAGACCTACTGGCTCCCGAACGTGACGGCCCAGCCCGGCGAAGAGGTCCAGATCAACATCCCCCAGCTGCCGAACGCGGTGGTCGGCGCGGTGCCTGTCTCCCAGCGCGGCGGCGCGCGCATCGTCCAGGTGGTCGCGCGTACCGAAACTCCCTCCGGGCCCGAGCTCCGCATTCTCGACTCCGGTACCACGGCCCAGCCCGGCACGCTGCCCACGATCTCGGTGCTGCCGAATCCGGCGGATCCCTATCACTTCTCCGACCTGGCTGTCACCAACGCCAAGGCGCTCAAGGCCGCGGGGTTCAAGGTGAGAGTCGAGATCGGAGTCGGCGCCGGCGCGCCGGCGGCCGGATCGCTCCTCACGGTGCTCGATGTTCCGAATCTGCCGGGCTCGGCCGCCGAG